TATAGCTTATGCTATATACACTCGGATACCCGGTTAAGGGGATTAATATTAACCACTTATTTGCCTGTTTTATTAAACAGAGTGGTTTTACCTTCAAATATGCAATTTTAATACTAACTAATCAGAAGATTGAATTTTTTTTTTTTTAAAATATATAATATTTTAGCACTACCCGCGCTAAGCGTAGGCTCTCATTTTTATTATATATTTATTTATTATTTTAAGATATATTATCGACGCAACTCATTCAGATATAATATCTTTCATTTTATTATTTTATTCATTTCATCTCGGCTGGAAATTATGAAAACTGCTTATAATACACTGACAAGTCATACTATGATAGAGACGATCTTATTCAGTAGATCTTGGTCTCAACGACTCATATGTATGGGTATAGGCCTGTATTATTCACCCACCTATTGAATTCTAAATATGGAATATTTGCTGGCGTCTGTCCCTACTGGACGTATTTGTTAATTCTGATGACCTATTGGACCCTCAATCTAATAGTGCCCAATTATTTTAATTGTGGCCCGGATGAAAGCTCACTATACGTTTTTATAGGGTGGACAAAATCGGAGGCTAGATCATCCCCATGGATCACAGAGCCAAAGATATGACGAAACTTGACATGGATTTTTTGAAGAGCACAAACGGACAATTCTCACACAACGGCACACAACACAATACGTACGCAATTTTATCAGATTCGTTTGATAAGATTTCATCGAGAGTAGACTCTAGGAAAGAGACTCTACTTGAAAAAATTCAACGCGGGGTAGGATTTGAAATAGACTCTTCAGGTTTATCTCATTATTATCTTTCATCAGTACGCCTTTCACCAGGAAAGGGTAAGAAGAACATCATTAAGAAAGATGGAAAAACAACGGCAACGAAGAAACGGTTTTTTTATAAGCCAATCGCACGGAAGTATGATTTTGCTTTTGATATTGAAGATTGCTTTGTTGGCTTTTGCTGTCCCACAGCATTTGTTGATGTGGCACCAAAATGTCGAATTCGGACGAACGTTGAAGTAAAATCATGGAAAAAGATTCCAGAAGAAGAGAGGAATGGAACTACGCTTACACACATTGACACAGAAATGAAAACGATTGGGAAACCATCATCATCATGGGAAGCTCGGGAACAAGCACGACGAAACAAAAAGCAACACTCAATGAATGGAAATATGGGACCAGAAGATATTTACGGCGAACACATGATATACATTAATTTGGAATTACATGGTAGAGAAATGGTAATTGGCGTAAACTGTAGAGAGTACGAAGAACTTAGATTTGATGTGGTAGATGAAGATTTATGTTATCTTATCATTCCATGGTATGAAAGACGATGGATTAATGATCAATTTATAGAACGAGTATTGGTTTCAAGTTTTTTGCGCTATAGCGAGACTTCGGATTGGATGGAGATTGCATATGATATTATGCGTAATAGAATTGAATCTAATAAAGCAAAGCACGCACTTAATGGCAACATCGACAAGGAAAATACAAAACGCGATTCAAAAACTCATCGGGCCCCTGGAAATACACGACAAGAACGATTGATGGCACAAGACACGAGATTAGCACACGATTTATTTCATGCAAATGTGAAATTTATTAAACAACGACGACAAAATGCAGCTGATAAAGCAACAATGAAACAATTAGATGTGGCGACGAAACATTTTTATGAGAAACTGAGCGAAGAAGCAAGCGCATGGTATTCAGGCGATGACGTTGAAATTTTTTCAACTGGAATGGTAGATGATTCTGGTGAATGGATAGATGTAATTAAAGGTATTTTAGATGCTTTCCCAGAAGAACTAAAATCACTTTTTAATTGGGTTGACGTTTTATGCGCTTTGGATGTGATTGCACGAGTACCATCAACGACGGCAAAGATTTTGGCAATAAGGGCAATGTATCATGTCTTTAAAATAAA